CATTTGCCCCATTTTAAGCGTGCTTGCTTGCATAGCAAAGTCAAGCCCTTTACCACCCATCATTTCATCAAACGTTGCGCGCACTTCGTCCGTAATGTTAATACCTTTAAGGCGCTTAACCTCATACCAAAGGCTACTAATCCATTTTTTGAAACGAGCAAAAACGCCACGTAAAATTTGGTTAGGCGCGCGTCCGTCCAGCAAATATACCTCATACGTATCAGCAAACTTTTCCTCTTGTTCACGCGTTAAGTTTCCGTCCTCAGAGCCAAGATATTTATAAATAGCCGCTAATTGTTCAGCAGTTTTGGCATTATCCGAGAATTTTTGCATATCGTGTAAAAAGAAGTGTCCGAGTTCGTGAATAACTGTTGACGCGTCAGCATTTTCAAAAGCATAGATAATGTTTTGATCGCCGCGTTCAACAAACGCCCCACGAGGCGGCACATTATCACCAAGCGTTTCTTGATAAAACTTTTGGATAACCTTAACGTCTTTATCATCAAAGATAACAAAACAACGCCCATCACGCCGCCCATCATAGGTTATACCCTTAATGCCATTCTTAGCTAAGAGTTGAGAGGCTTGCTTGAAAGGATCGTTATATTCAGAAACATTGCCATCTTCATCAAGTATAAACTCATTCATATACTTTGCAATTTTTTGGTAAATATCTCTGCCATCAATTTCATCATCTTTGTTATATGTCCGCAAAGAATCAAGAAAGCCTTTAGCCGCACCCTCACTGTTGATTTTTTCAAGCTGTTTTTTTACAAACTCAGATTGTTCGCTAAGCGGTTTTTGTTCATCAATCAGGTATGGACTTTCCGGTATATCTACCTCGTGGACTTGTCCTTTAGAGCGTTCTACTGTCAAGCTGTTAGCGTCAACTTGCTTTAATTCTTTAGCAAGCGCTTGATTCGCAAGATTTTCACTTATGAACGGCGCAATATGTTGTTCAACCATTGCCAATACGTCACTTGCTTTAACAGTTCTGTTTTCAGCTTTTGCCGCTTTTCGTGCCGCGTCAATTACGCTTTTCCATCTATACGGTTGATCTAAGGTTTTGCCTAATTCAGCTATTTTTGAAACGGATATTTTCGGATTATTATTTATTGTTGCAATAATCTTTTTGCCGTCATCAATAATAGGCGCGCTAATCGCATTTGGCTTTTCCAAATACTCAATAGTGTTCTTTAAGTCGTTTCTTAATTCAGAAAAATTGCCGTTTTCCGTAACATTAAACAGCACCGCGCCGTGTATTTGTTCGGATAGTAAAGCCGAAAGTTCAGCGCTCAACTTACCGGATTTATCACTAAATACATAAGAATATTGCTTTTTGGTAAAGGTGTCCCTATACCTATCAGCAACATCTTTATTTAGTGCATAATAAAGCCCCCAGCCGTGTGCTTGTGCGCCCTCACCAGAGCCGATAGCCTCCAAGCTAGGCGCGTCATAATCAACACGACTACCAGCAAAAGCAGACTGTAACAAGGTTTTATTTCCCTTGACATTTTCCGCATTTTGTGATACATTATTATTAAAGGCAACCAAACTACCCTTTGAGGCAAGTGTATTAGCTCCTTGCTCGGTAAGGTTGCCTTTTTCATTTAGGCTATACAAGTGAACGGTTTGCGGTTTTGTAGCGCTATCCGTTTTATTTTTCTCAGTATCAAATACCAAATCAAACACCTTATTGCCAAATCTAACCCTTGCGCCAAAATAGTAATATCTTTCAACCATAGGTTTTTTACCGGTTTTGGTATTCTTAACACCCTCCGGCGGCGGCAGTTGGCTTGTGTTTTCCGCAATTTTTTCCAGCGCAACAATATATTTTCTGTATCTTTCGCGCTCCTCTTTATTCAACCTCTTGTAGTTTGCGTTATTTGAAAGTTTATTTATCGCCTTTTTCCGTGTCGGCATATCAAGGAAAAAGTCAGGCGAAAGTGTCTTAAATTTTGTTGCCGCGGCAATAGCATTATTGATAAAAGCCTCAACCTCTTTTTGAGTTGGTGTTTTCTCAAAAGCAGTTGACAGGTCAACAATACCGTTTTTAACACGCACATTTTCAGGGATATAAGCCGCCTCACTACCATCAGGGAAAACAACCAAAGCGTCAGCATTTTTAACATCTTGCGTGCTTTCAGGGCTGGTTGCGGCACGTTCTTCATCGCTCATATCCATACGCGCTTGCGTATTACGCGCCTCAACCTCACCGGCAAAGGCTTTGTAAATTTCGTAAGCGTCAGCGTCAGAAAGTTTAGATTTAGTTTCATCAACCGCCTCTTGCCATAAATCGCGCCCTTGAATAGCCTTATAAGCATTTTCTACGCGCTCAGAATCAATACCGAGTTTATCCAAAAGTTGATAGTAGCCTTGTTCAATTTTGGTTATTTCCTCATTTTCCAAACTGTCATCAAATATAGCGTTAAGATATTTGCCATAGGCGTCAGCAACCTCTTTGGCGGTTTCTTTTGTGAGATTATCCGCTTGCAACTGTTCAGCCATAGCCTCAGTTATTTTTCTTTCCAACGCCTTATGAAAATCTTTTGCCTCTTTGGTTTTAATGATTTTCCTGTAAGCGTTAGCCATCTCCATATTGCCGCCACGGCTAAAGTTTTCTTTATCTTGAATAGCGTGCTGTATTTCGTGCATTAAGGTTGATTTTATTTCATTATCAGACAAGCGCCAATCCAAATAAATTGTATTTTCGCTCCGAGAATAACCGCCGCTACTCAAATCTTTAGAAGTCCGCACCACAACCGTCATATATTTTAAGGACGGATAAGCCGCGTAGAGCTTATCGTGTTGTAACAATTCACCAAGCGTAGTTTTTGGCTCAGATACATAGCCGTGGCTTATATCATAGTCAATTTTTTCTATTTTATCATAGCGCTTAGAAATAAGATCATCAAGGTAGCCGTCAGGGTAAGCGTCAGCATTTGTTTCTCTTTCCTTTGCAAAAGCCTTAATATCACTCATAAGCTGTTCACGTTGGGCGCGCAAATCATCAAGCGAGTTGATATTTTCCAACACATCACGATTTACCTTTGCGTCCTTGTCAGATATTTCAAAACGCCATTTTGAATCAGCACCCTTAAACCAGCCGGTTTGCTCTCTAATAAGCTCAGCGTCATAACCTACCTTGTCCATATCTTTTGCTTGTTCAAGGCTTGTCATATCAGCCGTGCGCGCGTTCTCACCGGCAAATTGAAACAGCGTAAAATCATCATCAAAGGTTTCACCGGTTGTTTCCGGCTCATATTGCTTAGCGTTTTTGCTATATTCCTCAGCCGCTTTATAATAAGCCGCCTCAGCCTCCTCAGCGGTCATACCTCTATAATCAATACCGAGCATATCCATTTGTTCAGCCAAGCTATTAACATAATCAATAACCGATTCCGTATTGCCCTCTTGATATTGATAGCGCTTTTTACCAAACAATTCAGCGTCTATTGCGTCTAACAAATCCTGTATTGTCGGACGTTCAGACTTGCTGGAAAAATAGCCGTGTTCCCAAGCCGCCAAAGCCATATCATCAAAACTGTTACCGCTTTTATTGTTGATAAGCCCAATACGTTGCTTTTGTGCGTCCATATTTTTCAGCTCACCGCCAACATCTTTTAAGCCGCCGCGTTTGATAATAAACGTAATCAGGCTATCGCCTCTGTTTTCCTTTTCAATCTTAGCAACTTTATTGTATAGCTTATCGTCAACCAAAGCCTCAAACGGATTAACATTTTGCGGATTGATTTTTTTAGACTTCCTAACGTTTTCTACTTCTTCTTTGTAGTTCAAAACGCCCATAATTGTTTGCACGCGTTTATTGATAGCCTTAACAGATTCCTCAGCACCTTTGCTTTCAAACCATTGCTTTGCCGTTTCAGCGTTGAAATTTGCCGCCTCCAAATCACCATAACGCGCACGAGCCGCCAAACCTTTGCGTAACGCTTTCTTTTGTGCCTCCGTCCAGTTTTCCGGCACAACGTTCATAATATCATCAATTTGCTGTTGGCGCTTTGCGTAGTTATCCGTTACCGGCACGCCATTCTTAAAGTCCTCATAGTTTTGCCGTGTCAGGTTTAAGTTCCAGCGCTTACGCACTTCCTCCGTGCTAACGCCCTCAGCCCTTGCAATCGCAACCGCACGAGCCGCCAAAACACGAGCGGCATTATCAGCCACGCCCCGATCATAACCGGCGGTATCCATCTTATCAAAATATTCATTATAGGTTTCATTAAAGCCATTACGTGCGTCAATATAGTTTGTGGCAATATCAATGGTTTTATCAATATCCTCATCGCTCATACCGTATTTTTCTTTAAGCATAGCACGTGTATCAGCGCTCAGGCTTTCAGCGGTTAAACCGTCCGGCATAACATCAATCTCAGATTCCTTGCGTAACAACTTTGCAATTTCTTCATCATACGCCGCGCCTTGTTGCAATAAAGCCTCTTGCACGTTATCAGCCACAATTTGCACTTCTTCATCGGTCAATTCCGGCGTATTTTCCTTAATGATATTTTTGATAGCACCGTTATCTTGCGTAATCTTTTGGTTATAAATGCTTGTGCCTATTCCACCAGCACCAGCACCGGAAACAGATCCGGCGGCAAAAGCAAACAAACTTTGGCTTAAAACTTCATCAAAACTGTAACTGGACACATCATTGTAGTTTTCCCACAACATACCAGCACCCTCTTGCAAAAATTCCTCACCGCCCTCAGTAACAGCGCCTTTAGCCGCCGCACCCCATAGGCTTTGAGGGTGTCGGGAGGCAATTTTGCCAATAGCCGAGCGTCCGACTTTGCTTTGTATGGTTTTTGCAATAGAGGATTGAATAACTTTATTGCCGAGTTGTTGAATAGGTTTAATCTTTGCCACGCCAAGCAAGAGCCTATCACCTACAAATTCCAAGCTCCCCTCAATCGCACCGGCAACCGTAGCGTCCGTGCTTGCGTCATTTGCACTTTCACCGGCGGCAATAGCCTTATCAAAATATTCAGTGTCTTTGAGTGCCGCGTATGTTGCGCCAATCGTAGCCGCCGCAACTGTTGGGTTTTTTGTAGCAATCGCAACCGCCGCCGCCTCAGCCGTGCTAACAATACCGCTACTTGCGGCAATAAAAAACTTATCAGCATTATCCAGCTTTTCATCAGGGCGCATAATTTGTGCGCCTTTATTGAAAAACTTTTGTGTGCGCTCACGCAAGTTTTGGATATAGGCTATTTTTTCCTTTTGACGGCGGATAATTCCTTGCTTTTCTTCATCGCTCAATTCCTTATCGCCAAAGTAGCTCCAATCGCCGTTTTCCCAATCCTCAACCAGTTTCATACGTTTTTGATAGCGCAAGCCTTTATCCAACACAAGTGAATCCACTAATTGCCCAGCGTGTTCAACAACCGCGCGGTCAAAGTCTTGAAAAACTTCCTCAATAGATGATCCAACAATATCTACACCAGTCCAAACCTTACCCCAAAACGAACCTTTATCTTTGCCGCCGTGTTGCGTATCAATCGCAAATTTAGCGTCCGTTGCGTCCATACCGAGCGGCACATTATACATTTTTTGGCTTTCGGCGTCCATAACGGATTGTGTTAGGGGTTGTGTTTGTTCAATTTCCCATTGCGGCTGGTTAGCGTTATTATCCGTTGCAACCGTGTTTTCAATTTCCCAAGCCATTATTTTTGCCCTCCAAATTGTTTGTATTTTTCATAACTCACTTCTTCAATCGTGCCGTCAGCACGCACCAAGCCGTATTTACCGCTTGCCGCGTCATACGCCGTGCCTTTGTAGCGTGTATCACTAACCGGCGTGCCGAGCCGCGCATTATTGATATTGTTGGTATTGCCAACCAAAGTGCCACCATCAAGCACCTTGTTTGGTTGTTGCTCCTCCGGCATACCGGATAAAAAGCCAAATCTATCATTTGCCATTTGCCGTATGGTGGTATCTTGTGCATTTTTGAAAAGCGCGCGTTTTTGTGCGCCGTCCTCAAGCGCAACCACATCAGCAACGCTGTTAAGTCCGTTGGCTTGCGCCGCTCTTAACAGATTGTTATTGTAAAGCTGGTAAGCCTTAATGCTAATACGCGCGTTGTTAGTAGCGTCTTTTTTCAAATCAGCCGAAAGGCTTTTGCCTTTTTTCGTGCGCTTAGCAATTTGTTTGGTGTTTTTCAGCCAGCCGTTCTTTTCCAAATAGTCTTTAACCTCACTCATACCTAAATCACCGGTAAACCAGCCAAAGTTATCAGTTGAAAGTTTATCAATTTGCCGCCCCCACGTATCGTTTAACGGCATAATAATCTGATCCAAAACCTTTTTACCCTCCGCAACGCTCATAGCCTTAACCGCTAAAGCGCTATAAACCTTGTTTTGCAGTTTAGCGTAGTCTTGCGGTGTAGCCTCAGTATTGCTGGTTATTTGTGCTATTTCATCATAAAGATTTTCTTTAATCATAACCTTTTCGCTTTCGTCAGGCTGTAAGAGTTTGCCGTAACCGTTCAACGACTTAATCAGGCTTTTATACTCTTTGCTTGCACCTTTAGGCATACGGCGGTTAATTTCCGCAATACTCAGGTTATTTGTAGCACTTTGATTTAATAAATCGTATTCACTATGCAACTGGTTAAAGGTGTCCAAATACTCTTTTTGCTTTTTCAAGCCCTGTATTTTAGCGGTTGCAAACTCTTTTAATTGCTTGCGTTCCTTTTCATCAGGCACATTTGCCGTAATAGCGTCCAGCGCGGCGTTCACCTCTTCATCGCTCCAATCCTCCGGCGAGCTATCCAAAAAATTGTTAATGCTTGCCGCAGTTCTTTTTTTATTGTAGTCCTCTAAAGCAACGTTGTATTCGTATTGACTTATAGAGCCGTCTTTCAGCATACCGTTCAAATCAGAAACAACGCGGTTATCAATTTCAGCCGCATAAGCTGGGTTGGCGCTTGCCGCCAGCTCCGCCGCCTTATCGCGTTCACGAGCGGCGCGCAATCTGTTTTCACGTTGCAAATCTTGAGTTTGCTTAAATCTCAGGTTTAACAAAGCCTCTTTATCATCAAGCGCCGTCATAGATTGATATTCACGTGCAAAACGGCTATCAATATTTTGCCCATACTTTTTATTGATTTTATCCATTGCTTTTTCATAAGCCGCCTCACGCATACGAGGCTCAGCAATAGCGTTAGCCTCATTGAGAGCGTATTTTTGCTCCAAAGCACGGTTAGTATAATCCTCTTTCATATCGCGCTTAGCCGCCTCATAGTCAGCCTTTGCATATACTTCCAACGCTTGATCGCCAAATTTGGTTAAATTATTCATCAAATCAGCAGTTGCGTCATATTGTTCAACATAATGTTGGTTTGGATTTTTGGCGGTTGGGTTTACCCTAACTTGCCGTGTATATGTATTTTCTAAAGCCATTGCCTGTTACTCCTATTCGTTAAACATTCCGCCAGCCGCCGCTGTATTTAATGCCCCACCGGCGCCGCCGATAATCGCATTTAACCACCGATTTTTTTTAGCACTTTTGGCATTTGCTAAAAGTTGGCTTGCCTCTGTTCTTGATTTTTGTGCCTCATACATCGTTGCTGTATAGGCTGTATGGTTATTATACCGTTGCATAAGGTTATCCATTTCCGCCTCTTGCTCCGAGCGCATTTGCACATCAATCAGAGTGCCGCCGCTAACACCGCTTTGTGCCGTAGTTGCGCGCAACCGTGAAAGCTCCAAATCACGCGCTTTTCTATCCATATCCTCATTATAAGAGTCCGCGTTAGCTTGTGCCGCCGCGTTGCTTTCGTATATATCGCCCTCAAGGTTTTTAAGAGCGGCTTGTTGTTTGTATTGCTTAATCTCTTTGTTAGTTTGGACTAAACTGTTTGCAAAGTTTAATCCAAAACTTGCCGCCGCCGCTAACAACACACTCATATCAGACCTCCTTTAATATATTTCAAATTCAAAAACGATTGCCTGTAAAATGAAAGGCAACGGGTAAGGTTGAACAAATATAAGTTGCTCCGCCTCCTCATAATCACCATTAAACGGTGAAAGCTCAATATCGCCGCTAAATAACGGTATCGGATTGTCCAAATCATCACCGCCCGAACGCGTCAAAGCGTCTTTTAAGCTATCCATCGTATCACCATATTTACCGCCCATAGAGTTATAAACCCTAAAGCCAATTTGATTTATGCGCTTTTTGCGCGCTCTTGCGCTTGTTTCGCCGTCCCCCTCCATAGAGGTTGGAATAACAACGCCGGTATAAGGCAAGCCAACAACGGCAATTTTGCTTTCGTGTTGCAGTGTTACCGTCCACGCACCATTAACAAGCGTTACTTCTTGCTCCGGCTCAATACCGCCCTCAGAAACAATGCTAACCGTCCGACCGGCTAAATGATCCAATCCTTGATTGATAACCGTAAACGCCGTGTTGCTGGTATAAACATTGCTTGCGTCCAAATAACAAGCCTCTTTTTGCGCCTCCAGCAAGCTATCAATGCAGTATTGTTTATATTCTTTAGCGGTTGCAAAGTCGGCTATTGTTTTTGAGAAAAAACCTTGAAACGGATTTTGCAAAAACTCAATACCATAATTATAAACCGTGCTACCACTCACAACACGCTTACGCTTAACGCATAAGGCGAGGTTAGCGCTATCAGCGGCAATACTTACAATTTCACCGTCCGTTTTCAATCTATACCAAGCCAAACCCTCTTGCGCCGGATTATACAAACAGCACGAAAGCGCGCCGTTGCTTTTCAGGCAATAAATCACATCAAACGGCTCTTTAATCCGCACCATATCCACAATACCCTCAACGCAAATATGTTTTGCATAGGTTTGGATAGTGTCGCTATCATATTGATAATTGTTTGCATTGTATGAAAGTGTGCTTGTGTCCGTGCCGGTAATATCCACAAACACAAATCTTTGCCCAATCCGCACCGGTTGGATCATACGGCAACCATCGTGTGTTTGTTCAAACGAGCGGCAGTTGCTAACATAAAACAAATCGCTGGTATTGCTTTCACCGATTGCCACAATATTAACATCAGTGCCGCAAATCAAATCTTTTGCGCTTTCCAGCCATTTAATAGAGCCAACCGTTACACCGCTTGAAACATTAAAGCTAAAGCCGGTTTCATAGGCTATTGCGCCAAAATCCTTTTCCGCAAACTTCTCAAAGTCATCAGTCCAGCTAAACCAAATACGGTTATCACGTGCCACGCAAAGGCGCTCACGGTGAAAACAGCCGCAAGTTGGGTAGCCGTATTCCTCACACCAACTACCAAATTTCCACTTCCACGTAGCACGTGTGCTACCAACAGCCGCAAACGGTATAGGTAACAACACCTTAACAACCGCGCTCATTCCGTCTTGTGAAATAGATTTTATTTTTCCTATACCGTAGCCGCAATCCTCATAAATCCAGTTAAGTTTGCCGTCCGTTGCTGTTCCCTCAGTGTGTTTTGGCGCGGTATCGCCGGTAGTTCCAGCCGCCGCGGCTTTATAAGTTTTGTAATTTACCACAACACGCTGGTTTTGGGTAACACTCTTACCCTCAGCCCAACTGTAAATTTCATTAAAATTGATAGGCTCAATATAAAACAATCCGCCAATATGCCCACTCTTAAAGATTGCTTTGTTGGCGGTTATAACTACATCATCACCGGTTTGTGCGCTTGCATAAACTCTATCCTCACTTTCGGTGTTCAAATCCTCAAAGCCGCCGTCCTCAGCATAATTTACCTCACTCCACGAAAAAGAGCCGTTGGCGTTACGCTCCAGCCGTTGCACCGGATATTTTTTTTGGGTTTGAAACAAATACACCACATCACCGGATTGTGCGCTTTTCAGTGCCGGTGTGCCGTCAGCGTCAAACAAATCAGCCAAAATGTATGGTGTTACCAATTCCAAAGGTTGATGGTTGCCGTCTTTGAGTTGCACGCCGTCCCGATAAAAACGCACATAACGGTTACCAAACTCCAGCACATAAACATCATTATCATTATAAGCAAAGCGCATTAACAAGGCTTTTGAGTTGTTTTTGGTTTGTGCCGCATAATTCATACCGCCGCGATAATACGCCGCGCCTTGAATCGTCAAAAGCATATTATCACAAACCCTACAACCGCTATTAACCTTTACCACATCATCACGCCCATACAAATCAGGGCTAACCTCACCGGCATTGAAAGCGCGTAAAACTCTTTTTTGCACCATTTACTCAACTCCCCATTCGTCAACAACGCGCCCTCTAAGCCAGTTGCCTGTTGGTTTCGGACGCAAAGGTATCTCAAGTGCATTACATCTTAAAGCGTCATCTAAAGCGTCTTGCCGTAAGCGGCGCAATTCTTCCAAAGCGTTTGTGCTTTGTTTAATTCTTTCGCAACACTCAATCGCCAAATCCAGTGCCAACACTTTACAAAAGCAAGCGTCATAGCTTGTTACATCTTCATTACGGTATTTATATTCCAAGATCAGCGGCGGTTGATAGCGTGTATAAATTTTATCGCCGCGGATTTTATAAAAAGGCGCGTATCTTTCGGTTAATTCCGTTCCCGAATAGCCGGTAAATCTATCATTGACGGTGATAATTCCCAAGCAATCACTAGGGGTTTGATATACATATTTGTAGTCCCGATAAAGCATACTGTTTGTTTCTTCAACAAAAGCCGCCGTATCTCTTTTTATGCAACAATTCCAATTATAGGCGCGTATCAAATTATCACGCACCAACCGATAAGCCGCTTTCATTTCCTCAGCGGCATTTGTGCTATCTGTTGCCGATATATTATGTTTGCCGCCCAACGCGCGGATTGCCGCATTGATAACGTCTAATTCTATTGTAAATGTCGCACTCATTATAAAATTCCTCTAATCATCAAAGAAAAGAGGGGGCTTTCACCCCCTCTAAGTTTATTCGGACTTATCGCCCTCAGCCTCAGGCACAACTTCCTCACCATCAGCCGGTGTTTCTTCAACAGCCGGAGCGGCAAGTTTAGCCTCAGCCTCAGCAATCTCAGCCAATAAGGTATCAATTTTCTTATTGTGCCAGCTTGCAATTTTCAGCTCTTTTGCACGTGTGCGGATTGCAACCTCATCAGCTTTATCAACTGTTGTGTTTCCGGCTGGTGTGCCGTTCTCAACTGTTTTAGCTGGTTTAGTGCCGTCAGCACGTGCAAAGTTGGCGTTATCGTCCAATTCCTTGCCAGCCTCAATTTCAGCCCCCTTGCGGTAAAACTTGAAATTATAGACTGTATCATTTATTGCAACGTATTTAGTCATAGCTCACCCCACTACATAAGGGATAACTTTAACCTTTCCGCTAATTCCGCTGTCATTGCTAGAAAAAGCAATTTTAGCGAAGTCTTTTACATAAGACGGAAAACCGAACTCAGCAATAACTTCACCCTCAGCGAAAGTTGTAGCCGCAGACAACGTGCGAGTGTGCGAACCTAAAGACGAATATTCACCGCCAACGGTTGCACATTCGGTTGCGGTCAAAGTAACTGTTTTACCGCTAGCGATAGAACAACCACCCTCACCGGCAACACACAAAGCGTAAACGTGTCCGAGTGCGCCGCCAACTTTAATACCACGAGTAGCCGCAACAGAAGTAGCCGCGGTTGCCTCATCAATAAAGTTTTCACCATAAAAACCTATTTTCATATTTTTATTCCTTTACAAAATGAAAGTTATAGTAAAAGAGCCGCCTTAATTGACGGCTCTTATAGTTAGAACGGCATAGTAAATGCAGATTCAGTGCCGCGTAACATTGTGTTTGTGCCGATAAGCGGTATATCGTTCCATTCTTGAACAATATTTTTAATCTTATCATCAGCATAAACAGTGCGCAGTTTTTCATATTTGAACTGTCCGAGGTGAGTTTTCATACCTCTGTTCATTACCAAAACTGTATCAGACGGATCAGCCTCAATTCTATCAAGCAAATCGTCAATCATAGCCGCAGTAACATCGTGCGAGTTTGCCGGATCAATATTAACAATCATACCCAAGCAATCAGGACGTGCAACTTGATAGCCCAAAAAGGCTTTCCAAGTAGCCTCATAGCCGATTTTACCAGCATTTGCGCCGCTTGCGATTTTGTGACGTTCACCGCCGTTTAACCAATCCATTACCATAACTTCATCGTTGTTTTCCCCAACAGGGCTAACAAGTCCGCAGTTTTCCTCTTTGTTTTGGCGAATAGCCATAATAGAGTAGTTGGTAGAGCCAGTGCCACCGGCGTTGATGATTGTGCGCTTAGAGGCGTCACAAATCTTATTGTATTGATACGCCTTTTTATAAAGGTGTTCATAAATAAAGTGGCGCTCAGTAGCTTTACCGGCGTCATTCAATACAACCGGTGTGCGCTTAGCAAAATAGATTTCAGCGGCTTTGCCACTATCTTTTGTATTGTTGGCAATCAACAAAGCGCGTTCTTCAGACACGCTCATTTCGCCAGCAAGAACGCCCAATTTTTCCTGTTTCATAATGGTTTGAATATCCATTTCAGTATTTGGAGCGTCCCATTCACGGAAAGAAGCACCGCTAACGCCAGCAACTTCTTCATACTGGTTAAATAAACCGTGAGTTGCTTGCATAAACGGAACAGTTTGCAAAAACTTCAATTCTTTCATAAAAGAGTTGATAAGCATTTGTTGCGTTTTGCTGTAACTCAAGGCTACTTGCTGTAAAGTATCATTACTCATTTATTATTTCCTTATTAAAAAATGGAGGCTTGATTGCCTCCTGTTAAAATAAAGCATATCTCTAACCGCGTTTGCGTGAGATATACCCCAGAAGGCTCTCACTATCATCACTGTTGCCACCAGTAACGCCGCTATGGTCGGTCTGTGTTTTTCCCAACAGTATCATCATAGAGAGTGCCGCCTCCACTCCGATTGACTCGGAGATTCCTCTTAATTTGTCCTCGTCTAATTTCATCAAGGACAACCCTTTATTCATCAGGCTTTCGTTTTCCTTTTTGTTTTCGCCCCAGCCCTCAACAACTTTATTGTAGCCCTCAGTAAAGGTTTGTTTGGCTTGCGCCTCATCAGCCGCCATTACCTCAGCCACATTTTTCACTATTGTTTTTGCCGCAATAGGATCAAGTTGGCATTTATGAATAAAGTTAATTAAACTTTTTTGTTCGTCAGAATCCATAGGCAAACCGTAACCGCTTGCCTCATCAGGATAGCCGCAAGATTTTCTAAACGCCAAAACCGCGTCAGCGTCATCAGCATTTGGAAAAACTAAACCCCCAGTGTCTTTATCACTAGGGGCTTGCGTTTCGTTTCCACCGGTTGTTTCCGGCGGTGTGGTATTATCCGCTGGTGGTGTTTCCGGCGGTGTAGTCGGTGTTTGCGTTTCGTTACCGCCATTTACATCTTCATTTTCTGTATCAGCCATATTTAAGCTCCTAAATATCGTTTAACAATTTGCTCTAACGGTGTGTTGATAAAGTAGTCAACTCTTTCAAGCACCGTAGCGCGCCCAGTAGCCACCAGCACCTTGTTTGCGTCAAGGTTAGGTGTTTTTCCGCTCATATCCGTTGGTATGGATAAAGCGCAAAATTCTCTTAAATCTTGCATAACAACATCATTTTTAGCCAGCTCACTATAAGCCTCTTTCAGTTGTTCAACCGCAAGTTTAACATCTTCATATCTTTTTTTGGCTTTTGCCTCAGCCTCTTTATCGCTCATTATAAGCCTCCGTTAATAGTTTCCACTAGCCAACCGGTTATCATAGCGAGCGCTTACATCACCGGCAACGTTAGCCGCCGAGCTATCTATTGCCGCCGCCATTGCCGCCGCTTTATCGGTTTCAGATTGTTTGTTAGATAAATCGTTGTAGTCATCTTCATCTACCAAGTGATCCGCCGGCATACCGTTAGCGCTTGCAATCGTGGTTAAACACTTATAACCCTTAAACGCCAGCGGTATGTGTCGGTCAAAGTTGGATAATCCAACAGCGGCTTGCATTGTTGTCGCAATACCGTTTGCCTTAATCAACTCTTGTGCTTTATGTTGTTCACCCTCATACTGGATTGCCGCGTATGGTTCGTCCGATTCCATTAACGCACGCAATTCCTCAGGCATTTTATCCGGCAATTTTCCTTGCCGTTTCATAATATCAAGCTCACGCGCAACCATCGGATCTAACAATTCGTTTTCAATCGGAAAAACGTTAATACTCATAATCATTGCACGCTCAAAGGCACGTTGGTTAATTTCGGTTGCGGTCATCTTGCCCTCTTGATAATACATCATATATAAAGGCACAAGGTAAAAATCCTCAATTCCTTTGTTAATCAGCTCCTCCATTTCAACGCCGAGCCTTGTATTATCACCGGTTTGCAACGGCTTTAACATTTCGCGCCCCTCATTATCCAGTGTGCCAGCCATAATAGCACCGGCAACCGGCATTAAACCACCAAAAGCCGCGTCATTACGTGCCAACAACGGAGGATCAACCTGTTTTTCCGCCGCCTCAATCGTGGATTTTCTAATACGTTGCAACATCTTTATATCAGGCAAAGCTTCTAAAGACGGCGAGTTAGAATAAATATCATAATCCAATTCTTGATAACGCGTAAACATATAAGGACAGGTGAAAAATTTGCCGCTATCCAAAACCGCCGGTTTGTTAATATCGTTTAATATCAGATAAGATTTATAGCGATATTTGGTAACAACTTGCGAGCCGTCAGGATTTTTAAGCACTAGCTTAGACTTCTCAACCTCATCTCTGCTTAATTTGCAAACAACGTGGATCAGGCTTAATTCGCAAAATTTATTTGCTTTTATCTTGTCCCAAACCTCAGATGGCATAACACTTTCCGGCTCAATTCCTTTATCCTTTAAGATTTCGCAAACCTCCCAACCGCTTTTAATTGTTTTGCGGTAACAGGTTTTAATTGTGCCGTCCTTATACAAAACAGGGTAAAAGTCTTTGATATTTACCGATTCATAGGTTGCACCGTCACCATCTCTGTTTTCATCAACAAACATAACGCCAAGCCCAAGTTTGCCGTAGCCACGCCAAGTCTTAATAATTGCCTTATTAAATCCGGCGTTCGGACGGTAACGCATTTCAAAAACGGCGTCCGTCAATCTTTCCAGCCAGCTTGTAACTTTTTGATTATCCTTTAGCCGATTAAGCGGCGCAGTAAATCTATGCCAGCGCTGGTTATTCGGTGTAACGGTAGATTGCAAAGCCGCCACAAACTTTGGCAAAGCCCTTTGCGCGGTAGTAGAGTAAATCTTTTCATTCCACACACTTTTAGCCGCGTATTTTTTAGTGATAAAAGCATTTGCCGGATCTATCATTTCCATAATCTTTTGCCAAACCGACTCAAGCGGCTTGCGGTTATTTTCCAGCTTGCCCAAATCCCTAATATATTCTTGTGCTTGCTCTTTGTTGATTTCAAACATTGTTATACTCCTAAAATTGTCGGCTGTCCAAGCGTCCCTTGATTATTTGCCATAGGCGCACCGCGTTTACGGCGGCTTGCACGCCCTCTAACATCACCAACATACTCAAGCAATCCGTCCTCAACGGTTTCAGAAGTTGCCGGTGTGCTGGTTGTATTATTAACCACCGGTGTTGTGCGTCCGTTACTGGTGATAGCACTAGCGTTAGCCAATACTTTTGCGGCTTGTTCAGCCTCAGCCGCCGCCTTAGCGTCAGCCTCTTTTTGTGCGTTGGTTTTGCCGGTTATCATTTCCAAAAGAGCGGCTCTTTTACTAAGTTTGCCGTTCAATCTTATTTTCTTAAATATACTTGAAAGCGCCATTGTCTTACACTCCCAGTGCGGTTGTGCCACTCAATTTATTCACATTGTTAGAGGCGCTACCATCAGTATTATTTGTGCTAGCGCGGTTGCGTCTTGATTTCCGAGTGCGTAAATCGCTCACATATTGCAATAAACCATCGGTTTCAATATCATTTTGTGCAACCGGTGTAGATGGTTGTTTAACTTCCTTGTCCAACAAGTGCGTATTCAAAACACCACTATCACCCTTTAAGCTAATTGTTCCGGCGCTTGCTACACGAGCCGCCGCGTCAGCTACACCCTTTATATCGCCTTTAGCAACACTCTTGACAACATCAATACTAGGTTGAACAAAGGCTTTTGTTGCGGTTTTAGCCACGCTTTTAACCGTGCTTGTTACCGCTTTTGTTACTGCTTTTGCCGCTTTTCCCATAGTTTTATTCCTTTCCATAAAGCCAAATTGTTTTGCCTTTTTCAGTTCCAATAGGCTTGCAACCAAAAAACTTGTGCATTTTGGTTTGCATTTTGCCTTTTTTAGATAGCGTGAACATAGGCAAACCACGTTCAGCCACTTTATCAATAAGCTGTTTGGCATACTTCAAATACAAAGGGCTAATTCTTTTATCCGGCGTAAACCAAATAAAATAACTTCCATCAATATACTCAACCGCCATAACACACTTATATTCGCCAACGATAATGGTATAAGCCTCACCGTTTTCTAACCCCGACTTATCAGGATCAATTTTCCATTCAGCCTTGCCAATATCGTTAAAAGCAATGCTTTCAACATCGCCTTTTTCATATTTCCTAATAATCGCCACGACTTACCCCCTGTTATACATAACCGTTTGATAGGGTGTTGCGCCGTTATCATTCGGAAAAATACCGTTTATATCAAACAACCTTGCCAGCGCGTCAATCATATCATCGTGATTAACAGCCGGATATTTCAAATATTCGTCATCAATGAAACATTTGGTAAAATCTTTTATTTCACCGTCCACGGTTATCATCGGTAACCGCGTTGGAAAAAAGATTTTTCCTTGTTCAAAAAGAGGTTGCAAGCGTTCAATTCTTTGCTTTTTAGCAACCGTGCCGCCAAGCCGGTTAATTACAAACCGGTAGTGCCGCGTTGCCATTTCAGCCTCAATATGTTCACGGTCAGCCTGTTGCCCATAGCTTTCATACCATACAGCGTTTGGCTTATACATTTGCACCAACCTAAACAACCAGTTTGTGCGCTCAGTTAGGTTAAGCCTATCGCGTATGCCGTCAATCACATAGTAGTTGCCGTCTTTACCAAGCCCCAAAACAATCATAACCGTATAATCGCTCTTTTTATCTTTGGAGCTTGCCGGATCAACCACAATGTAACGATTCATAGTTTCCCAGCCGTTGCCGTCATAATATTTTAACCACTCCGGCATAAAATACCGGTTGTTGGCAATAGACGGATCTAAGAGCATTTGCGTCCCAAAGGTTGCCGCACCCATTTCAATACGCTTTGCTTTCAAATCCTCCGGTGATAAGAAAACGCTAGTGTTAAAATCCGTTGCGTCCGTCATCGCCGGATAAATGCGCGGTATAACGCTACCCTCTTTAATAATTTCATTATACGTATCATTATATGCGTAAAATGTGCCTATCATAATACGTTTGGCGGTTGCCGAGCCTAAGTTAAGGCTCATTCTAAAAGCCGCCGTGGTTTTCAAAATTTGCTCCGGCGTATTAACGCTTTCCAGTGTAACAAGGTCATCATACTTTAAGCGGTCATAGTGCATACCTGTTGGTTGCCCCTCAACCACACCGCAAGCCTCAACCGTCATTTCCTTACGCGTTGAGTTGCGCTTAACACAAATCTTGTCCTCCGTCCATTTCGGACTTTCCTTTTTCGGATCAGCGTATAACACGTCAGGAAACAACGCTTTTAACAAACTGTTGGTTTCCAGTGTGTTTTTAATCTGTATCACAAACGCCCTTGCAATAGGCAATTTATGTGAAAAAATCCCGATTGTTATTTCGGGATCATTTATAATTTCAAATATCGTGTGCGCGTATGTTATAATTGTGCTTTTGAAATGTCCGCGCGCCCACAAGTCAAGATAACCATAGGGCTTTTCTTGAAATTCCCTACACCTATCAAGCACCCATTGATTGTTGGCAAAACTAACTCCAAGCACATACACCAGCAAAAAGAATAAATCATTTTTTGCCAGCGTCCTCCACGCGTTCACTCTTTCCTGATCGGATAACCGCGCTAAGGATTGCATTAATTCCTTGTATTGCGCTATCCGTTGGAGCAATATCAATTTTTCCATCGTGCTTTACCTCAGTTGTGCCACTCAAATCTACATTAACTTTTTCCCCATACTTTTTAGGACTCATACGCGCCATAGCAAATTTCCGTGTTTCAATCCTTAACTTTGCTCTTGCCACTTCCTCTTTATCAGCCGGACAACCATCGGCAATGTTCAAGATTTCATCAAAGAAATAATCCGCGCGCGCCGCTTGCGCGTCCGTGTAGTTCTCACGAAATTCATCACTATTCAACCACTCATAGACTTTAGTCAGCGGCAAGCCGTTTTCCGAGCAATAATTACGGAGGCTCTTGCCATTCCGCATAGCCTCAAAAATTCGCTCAGCGCAAGCCTTTGTTTTCCATTTGGCTTTTGGTCTGCCAACCTTTTTTTTAGGTTTAACAGCCGGTTTGTCTTTTCCTTTCGTCATTTGCCGCCTCCATCATTGGAAAGAACGGCGGTGTGGTTGAGTGCGCCGCCGTCCACTTAATGCTTAAAGTATTGCCTTTAAGTTATGCCAAACAAAAAACGCAAGGGTTTCAAATCCTTGCGTCTTTCGGCTAGTAACCCTAGCCTACTACTTTTATACTTTAATTCACCCGATTATGTAAAATGAAAAAGTGTCAAATTATGTAAAATGTTGTAAAATGGGTGTAAAATAACCGCTTAACTTGTTGATTATATAGCATTTTTCATTTCAATAAACAGCTTTTCAAGGGCTTTGCGCTGGTATATATCCAGCATTTGCCGCGTAAATCCGAGCTTGCGGCACACAATTTTCCACGGTGTAGGGCGCTCACGCATACGCGCCGAAAGCAAATCATACTCAAAGCGAGTGATCTTACACATAAAGTTGGCGTCCATATACCAACAATCAGCAATATCAACGTTTGTAGGGCTAAAACGCGGATTTTCCGCCTCCTCAGGTGTGCGCTCACTAACGATAAACAGCCACATATAGTTTCTTGCGTAGTCAGGACGGCGCGGCGCTGGTAGTGCCGCAAGCGTTTCAAAATAGCGCATTACCTCAACTTTAACGTCCTCAATCGTGTTAATTTTTCTCAACATAGACAAAACCCCCTAAACTCTCAACCAGTAAATAGACAGAAAATAAGGCACAAAGCCAAAAACGCGCTCCTTTTCCTTGCCTAGCTAGCGCCGAAAGGCGCAATAAGCAATCGTTAGATTGCGCACCTCTTTTTGCGCTTACATAGCGCAAAACCCCCAAAATGCTTGCATAGCGTAGTCTTTGCAAGGGTAAGCCGTTAGGCTTGTCCGCAAAGGCACGCTTATAGGGCAAGCATTTATCCACACAACGAGTGGATTTATCCACAAGTTGTGCAACCTTTTCCTTTTTCCCTAGCAACCCTTTTACCATATCCAAAACCCTTAAACCTCTAACCTTTACCCCTTAAACCAAATCCCTTTTAACCAACAACCCATAAAATATATTTTTATTTTTCTTTTTGGTTCTTTTTCTTTTGTTTTTTGCGTTTTCGTCACCATTGGTAACGAGTGGTAACCACTGGTAACCACTGGTGAACAATTTTTTTAATAAAAATGATTTTATTGGCTTTTCGCGGCATTTTTGCAAAACCTTAAAAATTTGGTAACCACTGGTAACGAGTGGTAACGAGTGGTAACCACTGGTAACGTTTGGTGAAATTTGGTAACGTTTGGTAAAAATCATACGTTAAACCCCTTGTTTTTTCGTGCGTTTGCGGATTTTTGCCGTTTCTTGATTGCGTTTTTTAATTGCCTCATAACGGCGCGCATTTGCGTCCATCGCATTTTTGAAAGAGTTAAACAGGACGCGCGCCGTAGGTGAAAGTTTTTTAACGTCCACCGCGCCGTGCATATTATAGTCGTGCATAGCAAGTATCGCCTCTTTGAATAAATCAGCGTCCTCATCACGCATTGCCTCTATACTATCAGCCGGAACAACCCAACCTGTTTTTTTCTTCTCAATATCCTCAACCATATTTAATGCTCCTAAAATAAGTTATAAATTAAGACTCCCTTGCGCGGCGTTTGGCTTGCCGTGCTTTGTATTAAATTCATTAAGCCTGTTACGGATAATAGCCACGTATTCAGGCTCTTTTTCAATCACGGTGAATCGTCTGCCTAAGTTGCGCGCCGCCACCGCGGTTGTGCCACTACCGGCAAACGGATCTAAAATCAAATCACCTTTGTTTGTAAAATACTCTATAAATGGATACATTGCCTTTAGCGGTTTTTGTGTTGGGTGTTCTGTTCTTTCGTTTCCGCTACATATAGGCAATATAATATAATCCGGCTGTTGCCCATTCTCATAATTAAACGTCAGCTTTCCATCGGGCTTTTGCAACATTACAGCCGCCTCCCAGCCGTTTTGAAATTTCACCTTGCGCGCTTGCGGCACAGGATTTTGTTTTATAAATGCAAAATATCCTTTACACTTAAAACCGTATTTGGTTTGTAAGTAGTGAGATAAAAAATTTATTCTGTCTTTATCAAAAAATGCAACGAGCATACCCCCCCCTCTAAGTTTTGGCACACATAAGTCAACCCACCGCTTTGTGAAATCCATAAAGTCATCAAAACCGGCAAATTTATCCCATTCACCAAAATTATGTGTAATAGCTTTAGCTTTTCCAAACTTTTGCCCGTTGCCTGTTCGGATTATTGTAGTGTCGTTGGCAATACCGTAAGGCGGATCAGTCAGTATCATATCAACACTGCCGTCCGCCACGGTGTTCAACAACTCAAAACAATCCCCCTCCAATATACACATAATCTTATTCGCTCCAGCGGTGGTGTTACATATCCAAAGCCTTACGGTATAAATCAACTAAGTTTTCTTGTTCGTCCCTATCCGCCGCGTTCATCTTACGTAGTTTCAATACGGCGCGCATTACCTTAACGTCAAAACCGGCACTTTTAGCCTCAGCGAAAACATCGCGTATATCATTACTTATGCCTTTCTTTTCTTCCTCTAGCCGCTCAATACGTTCAATCAAAGAACGCAAACGGTCTTTGGCAATGCCGCCAACCTCAGCGTCCTTTTGTGCAACGCACTCCATAACCGGCTCATTTTCCGGCTCAGGCTTTTTACTAAGCACCGCGCCAATTCTTGTTTCGCTATATTTGCTATCGTTTTCCATAGTCTTTTGCTCCTTTTCAAAATTAAGTTTCTTTTCCGTCAGCACTTCACAAAGGATTTTGCGGCGCTGTTCTTCTGTTTCCGGCGCACAAATCCGCGCATAATCATTAACCGTGAACGGATAAATAGGCTCACCCATCTTTATCAGTGTTTCGCATTTCATCATATTAAAGTGAATCGCCATATTGATATTAACGCCTTTTTCACTCATAGCCTTATAAGTGGTGTCAGTATCAACTTTAAGGGCGGCTTGCATATCCGTCATATATTCCGCCAAATTTTTGCGTTCTTCTTTTGTCATATAAGCAACTGCACCCAGCATTATCTTTGCCTCCGTGATTTTGCTATTGCCTCATTCAGCATATCCACAAAACTTACCGGCTGGTGGTTTTCATCAAGCCACAAGGTTTGTTTAACCTCTTTCATTTTTTGAGGATTGCCGCGCAAGCGTAAAAGTTTATTGTCCGTCAAAATGGTTATTTCAAAGGCTTGTATATTAAACCGCCCAGCCTTAACCACCGCCTTTTGCATTTCCTCATACATATTCATTTACTATGCCTCTCAATAACCGTGCATACGCCGCAAATAACCACAACCAGCACCGGTAAAAATACTAAAGTCATTACAGCAATCATTTCCTTTTACTCCATACAACAGCAATAACAGCTACCACACCCAAAAAAGTAAAGCCACCCCACAGCGGCGCGGTAACTATCCACCAACTCCAGCTAACCACTTTGCATAATTTTAAAGTAAGAAATACAAGAAAAAGTCCCTCTAAAAAATTCATTTTCATTATGCCCTCACTGTTTTTGCAAAATTCCTCACAAACTCTTTAACCAGCGCAATCAGCTTTTTGTTGCCTTTGTAGCCTTTTGTAGCGGTTTTGTAGCAATAATGCCGTCCGCTCTTAATTTCCCACAGTGTCATTTTCATTATCCTTTTCAGTTTCGTTAATGTTGTAAAAATCGTTAGGCTCAACTTGCCCACCGCTCCACTCATAGATTTTTTGCATATTTTCCTTAGAGGGAACGCGCGCGCCGTTTGCCCAACGCAAAGCAACAGTGTGTTGCACACACAAAGCCCTTGCCAAATCCGCAACGGTTTGTTGCTTTTCATCTAAATATTGTTGAAGTTTCATCATTGTTTGTTACCTCCAATTTCAATGATAAACATATTTGGTTTATTAAGTCAAGATAAAAATAAACATATTTGGTTTATGTGGAAAATTAAACTTATTTTCTATTGAAATAAATAAACCTTTTTGGTATAATTATATTAAGTCCAGCGAGGTATAAGATGAGTGATTTAATTATTAAAAACAATATCCGTGCATTAAGGAAAAAGGCAGGTTTAACACAAGAACAACTTGCCGAAAAGATAGGTATTAGCCAAGTGCATTTAGGGCGCTTAGAAAATAACGCACGCTCAATGGATTTAGAACAGGTGGAAAATATAGCAAAGGCTTTAGGTGTTCAACCGCTGGATATTTTACCGCAAGCGTGGCAACCGGAGGAAATTACACCGGAAGAAAGAGAGATTTTGCGTATGATCCGAAAATCAGCCACACCGCAAAGCACAAATAATAACGATATACCGAGCCAAGCGAGCGTGGAAAAATTGCCATCGCAACCGGCAAAGCTATCAGATAAAAGCCAAGAGAGGTAGTCAATGTTAGAAAAAATCAAATCTTATTATACCGGCAAGTGTGGACGCGGCGATTATTTCGGCGTCTTGCTCTTTTATTGCGTAGCCTTATATGGTTTAATATATATAATAACAGAATACGACCTTAGCCCTCTTATTATAATAGCCGCCGCACCGGTTTTATACTTCTTTATGTTAGGCGCAATAATCCAACGTGCCAACTCTTTTACCAGCACACCGTGGTTTTTCGGTGTAGCTTTTATCTTATGGGAGCTTGCCAGTGCTATTAACAAAGCCGCGGAAATGAATAACTACAATTACTATTTGATAGATGATTTTGTTTTTTATGCCGGTATTTTTTGGTTTGTAATGAATCTTATTTTACTTTTCCGTCCGGCAAAAACCGAAAATTAACCAAATTTTAACCATAAATTACCCCTTTTCAAAAATTTTTTTCACCGCTTAAAGTCTTATTTTAAGCGGTTTTACACACCCTATGTATATTTCATAAACATATTTGGTTTATTTTTTTCTTGACATCTTAAACATATATGGTTTATTTTAATCTCAGTTAATGAAATTTAAGGGAGATTAAAGTTATGTCAGACTTACTAAACAAAATCAAAACATCACCAACACCAAGAGGGCAAATTACTATTTGTGATTACGAGCGTATGAAAAACCGCACGCGTCAAATCCAACGTGTAAAGCTCAAGGATAAGGTAAAAACTTTCACATTATATGCTTGTGGCTTAGCCGCCATCGCTTTCACCGCATATAATATGCACGAATACAACAAGTCTTTTGATAATTGCGTTGCGCTGTTAGAGCAAATTGAGGTTAATAGCGCAATCTTAGATCAAGAGATTAACCAACTTTCAAAATCTATCAACGGCGCGTTGGAGGTTGACTATGAATAATTGGCAACCTTATCCGCAAAACAAGCCGGAACAAACCGCCGAGGCACAAAAGAAAGACTACGTAGTGCTTGTGCCAAATCCTAACCGAATTAACAAAACAGGCTTTAACGAGCATACGCCGCGTTATCAAGTTTATCTTGCCTTTTGGTTAGGCGATAGATTCACCGATGAACAAATGCGCGACCTTAACGTGCATTACTACTTAACATTACCATCACATTCTTAGGAGGCTTATTTATGGTAGATATAGCAAAACTCCGTGCAGACCTTGAGGCGGCATTGCCTCCGGTGATTGCGCGCGCCAAAACCGAACACTACACCGGCGGTTTATACAAGGCAGAAACAATGGCTGTTTATGATAGCAAGGGTATAGGTGTTAAAAATCCTTTGCGTATGCAAGGCGGCAAAGTCGGCTACTTAAAAGAAAACTTTATTGAGTGGCTTATTTCAAGAGTGGAGGCGGCAAATGTTACTCACGCCAACAGCTAAAAAGCTCACCTCAGAATATACCGATAACACACTAAAAGACGGCAACTACTATGTTTCTGTTTCAAACGGCAAGCCGCAAGTTGCAACATACCGGCAACCCAGCGCCGCCGAGCGTGCTTATCGTAGCAACAACAATTTACCGCAACCGCAACCAAAACTTATTTGTGAGGGCGTCTTAATGTTGGGCGCGCTTAAAACGATAACAATTTTGGCGCGTGTGCCGGATTATCAAGACTTAACGGAGGAGCAGAAAGATGAACTTAAAGGTTAAATATTTATTCCCGAATATTCCCGAACTTGTTAGCCGTGATGGTGATAGCGGTTATGATATACGCGCCGCTATTGACGAGCCAAAAGAAATTGCCGCCGGTGAACGTGTCAGTTTGCCAACCGGTATAGCAGTTGAAATTGATACACCACCGCTTTTAATCCAAGAATTAAAAGACGGATTTAAGCATACACCATTGCAATACGAGTTGCAAGTGCGTCCACGTTCAGGCTTAACCAAGCGCGGTTTAATCGCTCAGTTTGGCACAATAGACGCGTCATACAGAGGCGAAATATGGATAACCGTAATAAACGCCAGCCGTATTACACAAACCATAGAGCCACTGGAGCGGATTGCCCAGCTTGTTTGCTGTCCGATATTTAAGCCAACCGTTATAAAAGCCGATAAGCTCACGCCAACCGAGCGCGGTGCAAATGGCTTTGGCTCAACAGGGAGTATTTAGTTATGCCAAAACTCAATAAACAAGAGATTTTAGAACTCACCCACCGCGCTTTACAGGACTGGACGCGCGGCACACGTTCACAAGAATTTAGAAATGTAGAGAGCCGCCAGCGCGTGCTTAAACTTTTCACCACATATTGCATAGCACGCACAACACAAAAGAAAAAGGAGGACTTAAATGCGTCTCAATCCGTTTAGCAACACCACCGACAAGCGCATTATTCGCGCACTAGAGGACTTAGCCACCGAAAATTACGGCAACCCCTTTGGCGAACTTGCGCGTGTCAAGATTAAAGCAAGAGAACTGTTAAAGCAACTTAAAGCAAAGGAGGTAAAGAAAAATGCACGTGTTCAGCAATCTTAAATACTTCATCAAACGCAACAAGCCGGTGATTATGCGCCAAGAAACTTTTGATAAGCACATTATCGCCGCAATGAACAGGGCGCTTGATATAGCGGATAAAAACCGCTGGAGCGCTATTGTGCCGGTGCTTATAGATTTAGAGCGTTTGCGTAAAAATACGTGGGATCAGGATAAAATCACCGACATTAAAAAGTGGCTTAACCGCAATTTTAACTACAACAATCGCATAAGAGGGGCAAACGATGACTACTAAAAAGAAAACCACCGCAGAAAAATTTAATGAAATCAAATTATCAGACGTAGCACAGGCAGATGACTTTGTAGATATACATATAGACGTGCCGGAAGATATGTCAGAATTTTTTGATAAACACCACAAAACCTTATTGCCGCGCATTTTACCGCTTTTGGTAACAATGAAAATAACAGGGCAACCGCTTTTCATAGCAAAGTTTTCCGTTGGCGATAAATATTACAACTTTGGTATTGAGGAGTGTGCCGCTCCCGATACAACACTTAATTAAGGAGGATTATAATGTTATCATCTATTTTTTGGGCGCTTTGGCGCAGACTTTGGGGACACGGTGATTTTAAGAAAGTAGTAAGCCGTGCGATTCAAGCTATTATCGGTATGATTATATTAACCTATCAATTACAGGGTAAGACTTATATTTTAATCACTATGGCTATTTCAGTTTGGGTGATCTTGCAATACTGGAGCAGAGCCGTTGGCGCAATCTTAGACGCCGGACTTAATCATAATCAAGACGCCAGCCTTTATGGGCGTTGGTTTAGAATACCGCTTGATTATATCTATGATAAGTTAGGTAAGAAAAAATATGTTGGCTTTTATGATTTTTGGTATGCTTTAATCCGGCACACCATAGGCGCATTGCCGTTGCTTTATTATTCGTGGTTGGCAGTATTCTTAATGCCATTGCAATACATTATCTATTTGCCTTGCAATAAACTGTTTCAGAAATACCCAAGCCTTTACCATAACGCCACCTTAACCAAACTCACCTTGAACGAGCCAAAGAACGTAGCCGAAATAATCCACGGCGCAATTTTCGGCTTTATCATCGCTATTATCAATTAAGCGAGGTGAGTTATGACATACGGCGAGATTTTAGAAAAGCACGGTTATAGCTTTTGTGGATTTTGGGATTCTTGCTTTTTCACAAACAACTCAATAAGCAGTGGCTTGTATGTATGGAACAGCAACACCCGAAAACACGAAAACCTAACGTGGAGGGATTTTTATAAAATGGCTAAGGAGGTAAAGAAAAATGACACAACCAGCAGATAGACGGCAAATTGCTAGAATAGAGGTAAGCCCTAGCGGTGCGGATTATGCTATACCTTGTTTTGATTGGAGCAATGAAAATAAATATACTTGTCAAGACATTATACATACAACAGAACTTTTGCTAGAGCGCTTTAAGGAAGAATATAAAAAAGTGTTTAAGGAAGAATATAAAGATGAACGAGCTTAATTTTAGAGTATATATTACCTCAACCGTTTGCCGTGATACAGAGGAAGAAAAAGAAGTTGGCTTTTATATTGAAGATGTAGCGGTATATTCGGACGGCGGTGTTGGCTTTTCGCGCGATAACCTTATTGCCGCATTAAACCCTTTGGATATAACCCAAGCACAGCAAGATGAAATCATAGAGAATATTGAGGAAAACAGCTATTGCGAGGACTACGACTGGTTAAGTATTGAGTTTGGTATTATTGAACAGTTTACCGGCTTATATGATCGCTTTCATAATCCGATATATCAAGGTGATTGGCTTAGAACGCCGGACAATACTTACGGCTATGTGGTAAGAGATAGAGGCTTTTGGGCGATAAAATCCTTACCGAGCGAGGCAATAGATTTTGAACACAGTGAGTTTTATGAGAAATGTATGGTAGTTGCTACCTATAACGAACACCCAAACTATATGGAGGAAGTTACCGATGACTAAATCAACAGGAAAATATGCGTCACAAATGACAGAAAAAGTTACACTTGCAGATCTTGTAGCGGAACGCCACCAGTGGTATGAAATGTCAGAGGCTTTACGCAAAATTATCCGCCAGCAAGAGCGGCAAATTTGGGAGCTAGAAGAAAAGTTAAGAAACACCGAGGCAAAAACCGTAAGCAAAAACGTTTATATAATTGTATATAAGGGCTTTGACGGATTAGAACAGGTTGGAACAAATTGCTTTGGAGCACCTTGCCAAGCACAAGAGGAAATTATGCGGCTTGAAAAACAATACGGCAAGTCTATGAAATTTCAGCTTTGCAAAATAACCAGTTGGCAATTAGCCCCAACAGCATTTAAGAACGAGGCGGCAAATGACTAACACCTTAAAACTTGTCCTCACGGATCACTGGTTTGAGGAAATTAAGAGCGGACGCAAAAAATACGAATACCGGAAAGCCACGCTTTTTTGGTATAAACGCATTATGAAAGCCTGTAATTTTATTGGTTATTCAGGTGATATATATTTTCAAGCAACAAAAGATAATACACCTTTTGTTGAATTTCAAAAAGCATACCGTAAGAACGCCGAAAAAATAACTTTCAAAATCAAAAGCATAACCACTATACAGGGTAAACATACCGACTTACAATATGATGGCTCTGTATATGCAATAGAGTTAGGGGAGCGTGTAAAATGAATGAACTTTACAAATGGCTTGATGATTTACAAAAACAGGGTTTTGAATCCATTATAATTGTAGAAGTCTTAAACAAGATTGTCCAAATACAGCGTGATAATAGGGTGAGGAGGGGGTTAGCCGTAAGGCGTAAGCAGAACTCATAGACGGTATGAGTATGGCAAAGCGTGGACGCACGTGCATACTTCTTTAATTGGTAGATAAAAACCTAGTCAGCTACCAGCCCTTTAACGTCTTGCTAACACCGGCAAGACGTTATTTTTGTGTCATCGCAAGCCGCCGAATCTACACAGAATCAGTTTAACATATTGAATAATCAAAATAAATGCGTGTCAAAGGTTGTATTTAAAATCACCCTCAATGTTGCAAATCGCCGGAAATGTTGCAAAAAATGTTACAAAACCATTTTGCTAACATCAGCAAAAAGGTTGCAAGTCATATATCCGTTTTCACGACCAACAAAGCAATTTGTAAGTCATCAACGACCAGCAGATTTTAATTATTTTTAATTATCCTTAATCGTAAAATTAGGGGTAAATTAGGGGTAAATATATTTCAGGGATAAAAATAAGGCTCTCACCTAAAACCGTGAAAGCCTTTATTTTTCTATTGGTGCGCCTGACTGGAATTGAACCAGCACGGAGTTACCTCCAACAGATTTTAAGTCGGTTATTTATACTTTTAATTACTTTTAATTTTCCTTAATTTGAAACAACAAAACCCTTGACTTTTCTTAACTTTGCGCTATTTTACTTTTAATTATCGTTAATTAGTTTTAATCCACCGTAACACAAAAATTAGGGGTAAATTAGGGGTAAAATGGATAGGCAGAAAACAAAATTTAAGGGCGTATTTTTCCGTGAACATAAAACGCGCAAGTATGGTATTCGCAAAGATAGGTATTATTATTTGCGCTATACCTTAAACGGCAAACAAAAAGAGGAGGGTTACGGTTGGGAGTCGGAGGGCTACACCGAGGCGAAAGCCGCCGCCGAAATGGAAACAATCCGTGAGAATATTAAAAAAGGCTCAGGTTATACTTCTCTTAAAGAAAAAAACGCGCCGATAAAGCAAGCCGCACAAGAAAAGGAAAACGAGGGTATAACCTTTGCCAACTTTTATGATCTGTATGAAAAAGCCCAGCACGGCACTAAAACCCCAAAGGGGATAAAGTGCGAAAGACAATACTTTGATAACCATATTAAAAAATATATAGGCACAAAGCCGCTCAAAGACATACAGATTGAGGATATAGAAAAAATCAAACAATCTATGCTAAAAACAAAAACCACCGCTCACGAGCCAAAATATGCCGCCGCAACCATCAACCACGTTATTAAACTTTGCCGCCACTGTTTCAGAGTTGCTATGTTATGGAAGAAAGCAACCGAAAACCCAGCCAACGCGGTTAAATTATTGCCGCTAGAAAACCAGCGCTTACGCTTTTTTACCCACGGCGAGGCAGAAAAATTGCTTGAACAGTTAAAGAAAATACACCCAGCCGATACAAAGGCGTTTGGCTACCAGTATTATAAAACGTTTAACACATCACAGACTTATGAAATATCGCTTGTTTCGCTTTATTGCGGTTGCCGTGCCGGTGAGTTATTTGCACTCAAGGCAAACGATATAAATTTTGACACAGGATTTTTAACGATTCGTAAGTCAAAAAATCACAACGCGCGCAATATACCTATGCCGCAGATTGTGAAAGAAACACTTAAACAACGTTTGGATTATTTGAACATAACAGGGGAAAATTTTGTTTTTCAGGATATGAACGGCGGCGCTTTGTATGAAATATCCGACCGCTACCAAGAAATTGTTGACGCGCTTTTTAATCAAGGGATAAAGGACAGACAGCAAAAAGCGGTATTTCATACGTTGCGCCACACATACGCAAGTTGGCTTGTGATGGCTGGTGTGGATTTATACACGGTTAAAGAACTTATGGGACATAAAACCCTATCAATGACAATGCGCTATGCCCACCTTGCGCCGCAAAAATTCACCGCCGCCATCACCGCCTTAGATAATCATTCAGCCGCACAAGCACAAGCACAATCCGGCAAAGTATGAAATTCTAAATGTTGCATACCAGCCACCGCGTTTGCCTCAGTAAAACATTTACGGCTATAAAATTCAGATTTTTTGCCTTTATTAAATTCAGACACAGGACGGTGATAACCCATTACACGTGTCCAAATTTCACAAGGTTGCCGTTCTTCATCTTTTAATTCAATCTCTACCATTGCTTTGCCCTTTCAAAATAAATTGTTGTTGTTTAATGTGATCCGCCACGCCTTGATTTTCTATACATCTAAAGCGTGGTTTTATGTTCATTTCCGCCAATTCTTCTTTTAACGTTTGGATAAACTCAGGCAATTCAACGCCCCTTTTAGTATTAAACGTCATAGAATAGTTGGCACGCGGCATATATCCACCCCAAGCGCCGTTGACTTTCATTACATAAATTTCAGTTTCCTTGCGTCTTGCGGCACGTTCCGCGTCTTTTTCCTGTTCCACCGCCGGATAATCAGGAAAATCAAGCCTTAATTCTTTCATCACCAACTCACCTCAATATAGTGTTTGTGCTTACGCTTTTGCCGCTCAATTTTAAGTTTGGCTTGTTCCAACTTATATTGATACAATTCTTCTCTATCGCGTTGCCAATCGTGATAGCTTTGCCCTTGCGGTGTAAAACACAAATCAGGGTTAATATGCCGAGCCGCACCCAAGTCAGGACGATAAATAAATATATTTAGTTTTCCTTTTCTTTGCATAGCTCTAACTCCTGTCTTAGCTTGTCAATCCGTCCGATCCATTCCCAAGTGTTAGGGTATTCGTCAGCCGTCAGTTTTTCCAATTCTTGCGCCACAGGCAAACCAGCCACAGGATAAACAGGGCAAAAGTCATAATGCACCGTTACGCATTGACTGGAGCAAGCTATCACGCTTTGCATTAGGCTTACTATGAATAATAGCTTTAGCTTTTGCCACATCTTCAACCTCCTTTTGCTTTGCCTCTGTTGTAATTACCACCTGTTGCACGGCTTTTAATTCGCACTCAGCCTTAACGCGCTTTTCCACTTGCCGGTTACTCCACCAAAAAAACAGGCTTAACCCAACCGCCAAACAAACAGCGCGTAATATCAAATCAATTATTTTCGCCCTTGTCATCGCGTTTGCCTCCTCTGATAATATCAACAATCTGTTTTATTGTGTTTAGCGGCTTTTCCGCTAAGAGTTTCAATAAACCGCCGATAATATCAAATATTTCACGCGCATAACTACACCCACCGCCGATAATCGCAACCGTGGTATAGTAGTTGACATCAAAGCCCTTGCATATACTCCCGATAATTAAGGCAATGGCTATGCTTGCAAAAACTTTTTTGATTTTATCCGCCCTTGAAAGCGGCTCTCTTGTCCATATCAAAGAGAAACAACCGAAGATTAACCCGATAACACCGCTTTCTAAAAATATATCTTTTACTTCTTTCAACATTACCGCCTCGTATTAGTCTATATTGTTAAAAAATAAGTGGTGTCCGATAACCACACACGGTGATTTTCCTTTAGCCCAGTTAGGTTGCGCGCACGCTTTTGGATTATAATAGTGCGTAGCCCCTTTGGTTACGTCCTCAATTTCACCATCGCAAACCTTTTGTGCAATTTCTAAACATTCCACAAATTTCGGATTCGCGTCAGTTACCTGTATAATGATTTTTCGGTTAGGATCGTTTTTATTCCAGCAAGAAAATTGCCACGGTTTCAAACACGTTGCCGCCACGGTTGCAACCTTAAAACCGTTAATATTGCGATAGCCGCACATTTTCTTACGCTTAACTCTATTTAAAACAACACAGGCAACCGCAATTTTGCCTTGCCTGTTTTCACTTCTAGCCTCACCATAGATAGTGCGCGCCAGTGTATCAATATCCATTAAATTACTTGTCATTGCCTTTATCCCTCAAAGAAAACAAAGGCAATACTTTTTGGCATTAAGTAAATTTTTTATAATTATACTATACCTGTTTTCAAGATTTATTCAATACCTAAAATCTCATTATATTCAGCAAGCGTGATAAATTTGCCTACCAGCGCCGCCAGCTCAGTGTTATCTATCTCACCAGCCTCATACAATCTTTTAATGCTAGCGGTTATATTACAACCTTTTATAACCGCCAGCACCGCCACATCAAAATCATTCTGTTGCGTCATTAAGCTGTTCTCTTAACTCACGAATCTCAGCGCGTAGAGCGTCAGCCTCATTTTCAATTTCAAGGTATTTATCCAGCACCGGCGTTTCAATTTCAGGGTGTTGCGCCTTAAATAACCGTGCTACCTCAAACGCCACAGGGCGAGCGGTGTAGTCGTGCTGTTGCAAAATGTTCAAATCTTGATTGATTTTGTCTTGAATTTCATCTTTAGTCATTTTTGGTATCTCCATAAAAGTTGGCGCATTTTCCACACAGACAGGCGAGCATTGCGCCGTTTCATACTCCCTATCCAGCTTTCTAAAGATTGCACCAAGTCCGGCAATTTCAAATCACCAGCCGCTACCATCTTTAGTTGTTTCTTGAGTTTGCGCCGTTCAATAACAACGCTTTTACGGCACGGCTTTTTAATCACCTTGCCGCCGGTTACAAGAAAAAACTTTGTTTTCAGCCATTTTAAGCCGCTTTTGATTTTCACAATCATTGTCTTTTTCGGTGATAGTGTGATTTTCAAGCGCTCACACCACCGCCGCAAAACACTCAAAGCCTTTAATATAGTCGGTTTATCCTTTGCAATAATGTAGCTATCGTCCATATATCGCCCATAACTTACGCCTTTGCATTGCTCCGTTATTGCGTGATCTATTTCATTTGGATAAAAGATTGCGTGCATTTGGCTTGTTTCCGAGCCAAGCCCCAAACCTTTTGTGCCGTAGGCGTCCACAAACGAATCAATATATGTTAATAGCCGGTTATCCTTAAAAAACCGCCGATATTTTTCTTTCAAAACATCGTGGTTAATATTTTCAAAATAACCTTTGAAATCCACCAACAACGCATAACCCTCCGCGCCGTGTTGCCGATAGTAGCGTTTTAGCGCGGTTATCATACGGTCAGCGGCAAACTTTGTGCCTTTACCTTTTTGACTAGCGGCATTATCAAACAACAAAGATTTTGTGTAGAGCGGATATAAAATATTTTGGCACAAACATTTTTGCACCACTCTTTCATAGAATTTAACCGCGGATATATTACGCTTTTTACCGCGCTCACATACCACGAATCGCGAAAATCCTTTGCGAACATCTTTACCGGCTACCAAATCACGGTGTAGCTTTTCAGTATTGATAAGCTGGTTAATACTCCAGCGTTGCACTGTTCCTTTCCACATCACGTGTTTTTTCGCCAAGTCAGCCGCATTAAAAAGATTTTGCCGGTTATATAGCACCGAAAAATCATCATACAGCTTATAGAACGCCGCGCGTTTTGCCTCACGCTTTGCACGGCGGCGCTCATACCGTTCACTTCTTCTTGTCATAAATAATACCCCTTTTAAGCCTTGCAAGGCGCTTAGCGGATTCATACCTCATAATGCCCCGACTTAGTATAAGCGTTCCGCCGCGTTAGCTTATAATGCAACTCCATATTTCAGGGGCGTATCATCGGTCATCGTCAAGGCTCATATTTGCTTAAATTAAGCGAGGTTTAACATTCCTTTCATTTTCAATTTGCACGGTGTTCAGCATAAAGCCTACTAAGTCAGGCATAAAAAGAAATCAGAGCGGCGCGCGTATGTTCGTGTTGGAAGTGTTGTTGCAGTTCGCATTACCGTTGCCGTTGACATTGCACGCATTAGACGAGCCGCCACCGCTTACAGACGAGAGCCAAAAGTTAGTGCGCCGATTAAACAATATTAAACCTCTTGTTGTTGGACTAAATGCGCGCTTTTACCTGTTTTAGATATAAGCGCTATTTCATCAACCAACAAACTCATTATTTCCTCAAGATTGCTAACTTTCACCGTTGGTATAACGTTTATCATACACAAGAGGTGTTGTTGCAGTTGATAACAGCCAACATAAGCCTTGCGTAAATATTCTTTACGAATCGCAAGTTTTTCCTCCGTATTCGGAAATGTATTGTGCGCGGCAATGATATTATTCACCATTTCACAAGCAAGATTTATACCGCCTTGTGCCAGCACAAACCGCCACTTTTTAGGCACATACTTCTCATTCATCAAATATTGAATAACCGCTTTTTGTAAGGCTTGCGCCGTTACTACATATTGTGTTGCCGTTTCCTTGCGGTTTCTTTTGTAAACTGTCATTTATTTTACCTTGAGTTTCGTTAAAGATAAGCGCAAGGGATAATACCCTTGCGCTGTTTTATGCGTTCGCTACGCTATGCGATATGAAAGCAGAGCGGCGCGCGTCTGTCCGTGCCGGAAGTGTAGCCGCAGTACGCAAAACCGGAGCCGGCGACAAGGCACGCAAAAGACGAGCCGCCACCGCCCACAGACGAGAGCCAAAAGGAAGTGCGCCCGAACAACAAACGCCCAGCAACCGTTTTGAAAATATCCCATTGACAATACGGTCCATAAGCCTCAAATTCCTGTTGCGCCATTGTTGCGCGTTTTGAGTGTATTAGTGTGCCATATACTTCAATTTCAGACGGCGCAAACAACATACCGCGCCCCTCCCAGTTCCAGTTACAAGTTGTATGGTCGGTCAAAGCCGCCGTAGAGCTATAACGTTGCGGAGCTAAAAAGTTTTGTTCAACCATAATGTTACGCAACGCCGTAGAGAACGTGTTGAGATAACAACCGCTAGTGCCGTTAAATCCAACCGCACCGATTTTGTTGGTAGTGCTGTTATTAACGCCATTCATTGCCGCATAGAGCTTAGACGCTTTCCACGGATTAGCATTATAGCTAGAGCCGTTATTGTTGTTTGTGGTATTGAAAACAACGTTAGCCGCAGAAAATCCGGCAAAAATGGTTAAGTGGTGTCCCATTGCATTGTTACCGGAGTTATAATAAGGATCAATAGCGGCAATTACGCACTTGCGTTGTTGCCCAGCCGCAACAGCCGTGCCGTCAACGGTTTGTGCAACCGTGGTGTCCCAAAAGTAGTCAAACGGATAAATTCCGGTAAAATTGCCAGCGGCGCAACGAGCGTGCAACCAAGCCGCAACACTACCAGCGCTTGCAATTTCATCAGCAAACTTAACCGTTAAATCTGTTCCACGATAAGTGCCACGTGCTAACTGTTCCGCAATTTCAGCCTCAGAACGAATACCAAGCAATTTACGGTAAGTGGTAGAGCCATCACCAATTTTGAAATCGCCGGTGTCCGTTTCAAAAGCCGGCTCACCCTCACGCAACACTTCATTATTCGTGCGCGCTGTTGCGCTGTCATTACGTCTAAGTCTTATACGTCTTTCAATAGTATCTGTCATTTTATATATTCCTTTTCAAATAAAAAGAGCGGTGTTTTACCACCGCCCTTTTGGGTTAAAACAAATTTGTTTATAGCTCACCGCCATCAATTTCATTATCAAGGTTATCACCGATTAAGCCGCCGTCAATATCGGTTGCCGCCGATATTTGGATTGCCGCCAAAGCGTCAATAACTTCATTGATTTTGTCAGTTAAACCAAGCGGTGAAACAGGGGTAGTTATCTTTGTTACCTCAGGTGATTGTCCACTCATAGTTTAAGCCTCCTATCCGACAAGCACTAAGCAGTAAGTTCCAGCCGCTACATTGCTTGCACTGTTAAATTGCACCGCCACACTGGTTGTGCCGGTTGCGGTTATATCCATCAGCACTTTTTCACCGGTTGACACTTCATAAACGTAAGCCGAGAAATCTTTGCTGTTCAGGTTATGTGACACGTTCCACGTGCATATACCGCTGGACGGTGTAAGTGCCGGATTCGTGTAACTTCTTTTAACAACTTCACTTACCGGCGCTTTCCAAGTCGGCACACCGTCATCACTGGTTAATACATAGCCGTCAGTTCCGGCGGATAATTCTTGTAAAGTGCCACCGGAGCCGCCATATACCATACTGTTTTGCGCCAGTGCAATAAATGGGTGATCCACTGTTACCGTGCCGTTGGTGTTGGTTAAACCGGTTGAAAACGTCAAAGTTGTTTGATAGTCAGCCAATTTACTTGCAACACCGCCGCTGGTGATTAACTTGCCGCTGTTTGCTATAACCGTGCTAACAACTTCACCACTTTTGAAATTGCTGGTGGTTAAGTCTTTAATCGTGTTATCGTCAGCGTCAATGGTTTTGTTGGTAAGCGTTTGTGTGCTATTCAAGCGCACAATATCGTCACTTTCGGTGTTATCCGTTTTATGAATCATAGCGCTTGTAATAGTCGTGCCGCTAGCAACGTTAGATTTAAATGTAATTGCGTCACCGGCTTTGTATTCCACGCCGTCAATCGTGCAACCTGTTCCGATAACATCAAAGAAATAACCTTTTTTAATCGGTTTATAGCTATCCAATCCGCTAAAGTCGGTTTGGCTGGTTGTGTCCCAAGCACCCATATAGATTTTAGCATTTAAGGTTGCCGCGGCAATAGCTGTATCACAGTATGCCGTTGTAGCAATTTGCGTGCTGTTTGTTCCGGCGCTAGCAGTTGGCGCGGTTGGTGTTCCGGTAAATGCCGGACTTGCCAAATTCGCTTTTAGCCCTAATTGTTTCGGATTAACCGCTTTTGTTTCATTTGTTCCGGTTGCCGCCTCAAGGTCTGTTGCCAGCACCAAGCCTGTATTAACCCAAGCCGAGCCGTTATAATACCATAAAGCGCTACTATAAAAAGCAAATTGTCCGGCTTTCGGACTACTAGGCGCGTTGGTGGTGTTGTGCGCCACCGCGTTCAATAATTCATTTTGATTAAGATCAAGATCTGTTTTAACTGGTATTGACATATTTTAATCCTCCTAATTTAATACCGCTATGCCGCTTACATCTTCTGTAAAGTCAACGTGTAAGCTGTTTAAGCTATCGTGCTTAACCGTTCCAGCCATTACAACACCATCATCATTGAGGCATTGAATAGACGGATATTTGCCCAAGTTGTGTGCAATAACCCAACGCCCAGCCGCACTACTTTGAGTGTGGATATATTGAGTATTCACCGTATTTGCCAATAAAACATAACCGGCAAACGGCGCATAAGTTGTGATTGTTACACCGCCGTCAGAGGATTCAATGTCAATATTTGACATCTTTTCGTAGTTGCCGTTGCCGTCAGATTTATACGCCGCCGCAACAATTCCCTCATCAGGAAAGAAAATTGAATATTTGCCGCTGGAAAGTTGCCAATCATTCACCGCGATTGCCTCACGTTTCATACCAAAAACAACTTTATCAACGTAACTAAAAGCCTCCGCCGCGGATTGCCGCGCCTCATCAGCGTATTCACCGGCGGTAGTAATTGCCGCTTGTGCCGTGCTAATCAGCGTAGCCATCTGTTGCTTAAAGTCATTAAAGACTTCATCAGGCGTGCTATCGGTAGATAAGGTGGTTTGAATACACCGCCCCAATATCTCATTTATTTGTTTTAATATTGCCGTTATTTTATCAAAAGCGGTTTCTATACTTTCAGACGGTAAACGCCCAAATTCCTTATAGTCGGTCAGTTGCTCTATCGGCATATTATAAACAATCGTGAGTTTATAATTCAGCGGCGGCGCTACCAACATTGTCAGCGTTCCACTGTTTGCGCCAGCGGCGGTAATTGTAAAGTCGGTGTTTTCAACTTGCACAACCTCATTTTCGCCGTTAGCGTCCGCTAAAACAACTTTCAACTGTTTAGTGCCGTTGGTATTTTCAAAATATCTAAACGGCACAGGAAAATTAACCGTTACACCATCGCCTCTATATGTAACCTTAGACGGCATACTTGCAGGTATAGTCATTATATTTTTCCTTTTCTAAAAGAGTTGAAATAAAAAGAGCGGCAAGCCATCACCCACCGCAAACCCAAAACACAATAATAAAAGGCGGTAACTTTTGCCACCGCCTCTATTCGTCATCAGAATCCCTTAATGAATACGGACTCCAGCCGAGCCACAATAAGCCCTCCTTAAAGTATTCATCGTCCGCCGCATACTCACCGGCGTTTTCTACAACGTCCTTTGCGTATTTAAGCGGCAATCCTGTTACCTCACCAATAGGCTTGATAACGTCTAAAACGTCCTCAAGCTCCATTTCATCATCGGCAAATTTCAGCACATCGTTTTTCAAGTCCTCAACCGAACCCCAAAACGGCACTAAATCACGCACCGACATACGTGTCTTAAACATATTGCCGTTATCTGTTATCCAGTTATAAACGTTTTCCAGCACTTTGTTTAAGATAAACCAACCATTAAGCGAGCCTAACACGGCGGCGCGCAAATCATTATCCTTGTCCCATCTAAAGCCATCACTTACCACTTGAAAGAACACCGGCAATAAGACGTGATAAATAAATATTGTTTTTGCCGCCTTAGCTTTACTCATTCTGCCAGTTGCCAAACCACGGATTGCGTTTATTTCCTTACGCAAATACTGGTTTTGCGAGCTGGTGAACATCGTAAAGGCACGCCAAAAAGAGTTGCTTTGCATATAGCTTTGTTGGCTCAAGCGTCCGGATTGTTGTGTTTCGTCAGTTATCCGCTCAAAAGCCTCAAGCGCTTTAGCTTTTGCCGTTTTTTCGGTCATACCGGCTTTCAGGTTTTTGTTCAGCTCAGACTTATACAAAGCCCAGCCACCCATATAAATTGCGCCTCTATCACCAAACTTAATATTAAACATCAACAAATCATTCCATTTGATTTTGCCTTTTGCTTTTTTCATTTTGGTAAATAAATCACTTTTGCTTATTTGGTCAAAGTCGCGGATAATATCCGTGCCGCGCGTTTTCATTAACGTTGTGCCGCCAAGAGTTCTAATTGCCTCTTTAGGGTGTGCAAAAAAGTCAGCCACACCGGCAACAAAATCCTTTGTGCCGATATTTTCCCAATAAGCCGGAAAAGAGGTCAACTGTTTAATTGCCAAACTAGGTTTAACCGATAACACCGATTTAGCGTAATTTGCGCGCAACTTATTCCAAAACTTACCCATTGCGTCAACTTTATCATTACCGTTGTTGGCAAGGTTATCAATTTCATATTGTATGCGCTTGTTCATTTCCGCACCAAATAAGGATTGAATAACGTTTTTAACGTCTTTATTTGCCAATACAGCGTTAATATCCGTGAGTTTATCCATATAACCCATATAATGATTTTGCTGGTTAATGTATTTATTGAGTGCGCGGAAAGCCCCTTGAATATTGATAACACCAGTGCCAGCCACCGCAACACGTTTTTTTGCACCGCTAAAGCTAGCGTAGCCGTGTGTGGTTTTATCCTCAATCGTAACACCGTCAATACTCATAGAGCGTGGTGTATAATACTTTGACTTAGGCAAGCTCATACCAAAATGTTCTTCATAAAAGGCATTAAACCGCTCATAATTTTCATTATAAAACTCAAAAATAGCGTCAGCCACCGCCAAATCATCAGTGGTTAATTCGTCCTTAACCTTATTTAAGAAAGCCGCGTTATATTGATTGACAGGATCGTTAATCATAATATCGCGCGTGTCATTATCCAAAGACTTCATATAAATATCAATCAACTGATCTTTGGTAAATGTGCGCTTGAACGGTTGCCATTTTTGATATTTCGGATTCCGTTCTTTTGGATCAACTAAGCCGCTCCACTCAATAACAACCTTTTTATCCAGCTCCGTGTTCAGATAGTGCGTAACGCTTTGCGCTTTGTTCATTGTTCCGCTTAAAGCCTTTTCCAGCTTTTGCGAAATAATATCACTATCGGTTGCAATACCGGCATATTTTTTCTGTTCAGCCTCAAACATATCTAAATCTTGAGAAATCGCAGACTTACCGGTTGTTGAACGCGTATCATTCATAGAAAGCGTATCAAGCAAACCGCCCCAGCTTTGTTGGCTCAAGCCAAAACGTGCCAACCGTTTCTTAATTTCCGAGCTTTCAATATTCGGATTGATAGAGCCGTTGCCGGTTAATACCGCTTTGGCGCGCTCAATCATTTGCTTTTTGCGCTCACGCTTTGCGTCACCGGTGATTTTATCCGTCAGCCGTCCCATATTATAGCTTTCAGCCAAGCCGTCATAGAGTTTTAACAGTTCGCTGTTGCTAATCTTATTGAGATTATAAGAGAGGAGGCGGTTTTCAAAAATCAGTTGTTCAATATCAACATCGCCGCCGGACTTCATTTGTTCCTCAATCAGCTCAACGTTTTCTTGTAGCTTTTGCTTTGCGTCATCTTTATTCATTGTTGCCAATTCACGATAACGAGCAAAAGCGTCATTGAGTTGTTTATTTGGGAAACGTCCAACGAGTTTGCCGCCGCTAGTGCGTGGCTCACTCCATTTAAGCAATTTTTCAATCCGAGCCTTAACATTATCACGGTTGAAATTTAAGCCGTCAAGTTGGTTGCGGAAAACAGTGTAATCCCATTCCGTCAACAATTCTTTATTGCTTTTAGCTGGTTTGTTTTCAAACTCTTTAAGAGCCTCCACAAACTCTTTGTTTTTCATACCGCCGCGCAATTTACGGATTAACTCTTGCATATCCGCCTTACTCATTTTGCCCTCATAAAGCAGTTGCATAGCGCGGTTGGTTTGCCATTGTGAGATATTACCACGCTCCAGCATTTGCCCCATTTTAAGCGTGCTTGCTTGCATAGCAAAGTCAAGCCCTTTACCACCCATCATTTCATCAAACGTTGCGCGCACTTCGTCCGTAATGTTAATACCTTTAAGGCGCTTAACCTCATAC